CTTTGTAGTCAATCATAAACGTACTAATAGTTTTAGCAACGTCATCAATCATACTCATGTTTAGTTTTAATAGTTTTTCTTCTGAGGTATCAACATCAAGAGCATGTAACCAGCTTTCGTCAAGTGCATTCTCTGAGTCAATTAGTACTACAAAGATGCCTTGATCTTGTGCCGCTTTTACAATGTTACCTGCACAGATATATGATTTACCTGCACCAGACTCTCCTGCAAAAACTGTAACCTTACCCATTGGAACACCTCTATGGAAGTCACCGCTGATAAGATAGTTGAGTGCAAAGTTGCCTGTACTAATCCAGTCAGTAGGATCATTAAAACCACTACTCATACCTGAAATAGATTTTGTTAGACTGTTCCGAAACTTACTCGGATCAAACGATTTATTAGCCATATTTTTCTCCTATCTAAAAAGTGCCGTTACTAGCGTTTGGAGTGTTGACAGGTAAACCATGAATCTCTGCTCCGGTTTTGCTAGTAACGGTAATTGTTTTATTGTCCTTGACGTGCTCTAATCATTTGTAAAATGTCTTGAGCGTTGCCGCTTTCTGCAGGGGCTGCCGCTGGTGCCGCTTCTGCTACTGGAGCAGTTGCCGCTGGTGCCGCCTCTGGAGTTGGAGCAGGTGTTGCTACTGGTGCTACTGGAGCACTTTGGCTAACTGCTGTCGCGTTTGGGCTTGCCGCTCTCTGCGGATCACCTGTACGTTGCGCCATTCCTGCTGGACGGAAATATTGTCCCCAACGATCCATATCAAATGCTTCACCGTCTACTGACGCTTCAAACATTTCTGACATGACCTTTAGTTCTACATCTCCTGGCTTTTTAGGAAGGAAGTCACTTAGATTATATAATCCGTGTGCATTAACTGCCGCCATTTGCGCATCGTCTAATGGACGCTCTCTACGTGCCCAATTACTTGTGCTATAGTCTGCGTATCCACCTTTTGATGTTTTGTTTAGACGGAAGTCTACACCAGCAGTATAATCTGTTGGCAATTCTTCCATATCTGGGTCCATAAGGGCCTGCTTAATGATATTGAAGATTTGTGGACCAATAATAAAGCGTCTGATTGGATTCTCAGGTGCTTGATCATCGGCAATTGGATTGTCTACTACAAACCCTTGGAAGATATAACTACGTTTCTTCCAGTATTTACGACCCATGTCTTCTAGACTTGGATCTTTAAACCAACCACGTACCTCTTGTAGAATGTTACAGCTTTCGCCATACATTTCCATACATGGTACTTGTACCTGTACTGGACGTGAATCAGTTTGACCTTTTACACCAGCAAATGGAAGTTTGATTACCAAACGTTCAGCCCAGAAAAAAGTATTATCTGTGTTGCCGTCTGGAAGGAAACGTAGAGTTGAACTCTCGCCTTCTTTCATATTCCAAAATGGGTAAATTGCGTTATCACCACCGCCTGACTGACGGTTACCTGAAGCGCCTGCTTCTTGCTCTTTGAGCTTTGCTCGGATTTCTGCTAATGATGCCATAGTTATGCCTCCTATAAATGTTGCCTATGTGCAGTAGCTATATTGCTACTAGTGCCTTTTAGTTTGTAGCACAGTTCTTATTATATGCTATTCTACAAACTTTGTCAAGTCTTTTTTGAAGAAAAACTAAAAAAACTTATAAAAGTTTAGCCAATTATATACCAGCTAAACTCCTAATGCTGTCTAATTCTGTATTATCTTGTACTACAGGCTCTTCTCTGTAGCCCATTACTTCTGATACACGGTTATTAATCTTTTCTAAAAACTGCTTTGCAGGCTCAATATATTGTTCACCGTAATCTTTTTCTACCATAGTAAGTATTGCTGTTTCACCTTTTGGAAACTGTCCTGTTGTGTAATCAAAGTAACTTAGTATGAACTCTCCTAATGGAGTCTTTTCGTCCTTTTCTAATTTAATCTTATCACCGTCTGGTCCGTCAATCTCATCGCCTTTTTTCTTGCCATTCATTTTGGCTTTCTTTACAGCGTGTGCGTATGCATTGCCTTCGTCGGTATCGTCATCAGTTAACACTGATACCATATCGTCGCCGTTGTTTAGACCACCTTTTTTGATTTTTACATTTTCTTTACCAAACTTTAGTATTGCGTCTTTAGGATCCATTGAAGTTTGTTTCCAACGCATTTCACCTTCGTTCTTTTTACAACTACCTGGTTCTCCGGCTTTTTTGCCTGGAACTTTAGAGTAGCCTTTCCAACACTTATCATAGATTTTGCTATTGCCGTGTCTTTCACCTTCTTCAATTTCTTCTTCAGTCATGCCTAGTGTAGTCCAACTTTGGTTACCGCAGTCTTCACATGCAGTTTCTGAGAACTGACCCATTGCATCTTCTAATGCTTGTTCAATTTCTGACTCATCAGTTGTGCCTGAACGTGTAGTAAATCCACTGTTTAATTCTTTACCAATGCGTTTTACTTCCATGTCCATATCGCCGGCATTAATTTTATTTTTTCTAACCGTGTTGTACAAACACACACGTGGATCATTTAAACAACCATTTTCAATTTTAGCAATAGTTGCATCATCATATCCATGTGTTTTTAACAATGTTCTTAGTATATGTAAATCTTGTTTATACTGTTTCATACTGTCAGCACGACCTTTTTTAAAGTCAGCAATCTTACCTTTAGCCCAATCAATAGGACCTTCTTCTAAATCTTCTGGACCTAGTTCAACTGTCTTAGTGCCTTCTTTAACTAAGTTGTATATGTAAGGAAACACGTCTGATAGTTCTTCGTTAAACTGTTTGATAGTTAGCTCGTCTATCCAGTTCTCTGCAACGTCACTTGGTACGTCTTCCATCATAGGTGTTTCAAATGCTTCAAATGTTTCTTTGTAATATGCTGGCTTTTGTAATGACTCTACAGTCTTTTTAACTGTTGACATACGCTCTTTAACAATGTCCATATATCCTGCTAGGCTTTCTGCCATTACTGCTGAACGACCCATGTAAGTTTTAAACTTACGTAACTTTGCTAATTCTTCACTTAGACTTGTAATATGTTTGCCAAAGTCATCATGTGGAGCTCCGCCTTCTGCTACGTGACGAGCCATTGCTCTTGCACCACTTAGGTGTTTAAATGGATACTTGAATCTTTCACCATCTGCATTTTCAACATATATTGCACCAACCTTTTGTGTACGTCCTGTTGCACTTGCTTGGTTAATACTTTCTGTATGTTTTATCATTAGTCTAGCACTATCAAAGTTTTGATAACTTATTCTTGATGTGCCATAAAGTTTTGATTCGTTCATTTGATCATCCTCAACGCGGTTTTGAGCTAAAAATTTGTAATCTCGTTTATCTAGATTGCTTTTTGTTATGTTACGTGTATCAAAATTTAGCAATCTCATTTTACTAAATTGACGTAATTCTTTTAGAAAACTGTACCAATTATCTCGTGTCATTGAATCTTCGTTTGCTACAAAATCGTTTGTATACATAACTGCTAATGCATCTTCGTCTAAGGAAATACTAACTTTGCCTAATACACGATCTGCCTCTTTATACTGAAAGTCGAAAAAACGTGCTTCAGATGCTACGTTAGTTACATTGCCTTCAGAATCACCAATAGTAACAGTGGGAAAACGTCCACGTATTTTATCGAAAAGGTCTTTTGATATATTCTCTAAGTTCTTCATGTTAATATTTATCAATAATTGCTACTAACGAAGATCGGCATGGGTGCATCATAATCTTCCATACTTTCCGCCTGGGTAAATGTATTATACACTCTTGGATCCCAGTCTTTTAATACATCCATCATTCTAAGTGCAAGTAATGTTGCACTTACTAGATCATCGCTTATTCCTGATTTAGCTTGGAAGCTACTTCCTGTAGCAACAAAGCCTTTTAATTCTGACAATAGAGGCTTACTGCGTATAAGCATTTTGTCATTTTCTACCATTGTTTTTAATCGACTACATGCTGTAATCTTAGTACCGTGTGTAGTATTAAAGCCTTTACGGAACTTGCGCACATGTCCTTTTCGAATAGGTTCAGACACAAATAGTCCTGGTATATTCTCTTCCCCGAAATCGTTTATAACGATTAGTGCCGCTTCGCCGATGCCATTGTTTTCTACACTCCAATACACGCCATTGCTATTGCCTGTTTCTTTTGTTATATAATTACAGATATCCGACAGTACACGTATTTGTCCTGGTATAGCAGTTTGATTGTGTTGCCACTCTGCTACTTGTTCATAACTAGGTAATTCAAATACTTGTATAGCCGCATTATCTCCGCCTGTGCCCATACTAGGATCAAGTGCAATACAATATGTATATTGCGAAGTTGGCTTTTTATACCAACGTGTTTGACCCATATTTAATGTAGGGTTAGTGCCTTCCATGGCCGCAAGTTTAATTGAGTTGATAAGTGTTTCATCAAATACCAAAAACTCACATCCGTATTCACGTCTAAACTTTTCTTCGCCAATACGTCCAATTTCTGCTACTTTCCATTCTTCATCACGATCAGGATGTTCTTCCCATTGTGCAACAAAACTATGAAATCCGTTTATGCCTAATTCTTGTTCATTGCCATGTTCGTCAAACTTTTGTTCTGCTTGTTTCCAAATAGTAGCAAATGTATCTTCATCTGAGTTAGGTGTACTAGTAATAATAGCACGACCACCTGTTGCTAGTGTAGGTGATATTGATGTCCAAAACTCTTCAGCAATATTAGGTTGCACAAATGCAAACTCGTCACAGTATAGTAATGATATGGACATACCACGTCCAGTGTTTCCAGTAGTTGTTTGACTTACGATTCTACTACCGTTTTCAAACTCAATACTACCTTTGTTGTAACTTGTAACACCTGCTCTAATATGGTCTTCACATGTTTCATATATGTAACGTATACGTGACATAATTTCTTGTGCGCCTGTATACTTGTGCGCCGCAATTAGAATAGTTTGATCTGGATTAAACATTGCATACCACGCTAGGTATATTGCCGCACAGGTAGTCTTACCTGTTTGCCTTGGCATCATGTTTATATTAAAACGATAACTGTGGTATGAATGCATCAAACGTATTTGATACTCATAAGGATCAAACAACAACTTACCTTGTACAGGATGTTGTATAAAAGCAAACTTACGTGCAAAGTACATATACCCAGTATCAGGATCAGTACATGCTAATAAGTCAGCAATTTGTTCTTCATTAAATGTTTCTTTGGTATTAGCTTTTTTAGTTAATACGCCATCTAAACTTTTGCTCATGTTAGTATTTAACCAATATAATCGTCATAGTATCCCGTATCGAACCTAAGATCAAACAGTTTACGTTTGTCTTGCTGTATTAGTACGGGTACTGGGGAAGCATTAGGACCGTTTGTTGGTTCGCTCCATAACCATTCATATTCGCCGTTGTCAATCTTTTTGTGTAATTTTTTTAGTCGTCTACGATTGTAGTTAGGACAAATATAAACAATGGC